TCCAGCAACTAATCGCGGCGAAGTGGCGCGTCTGGGACGAGCAGCGGACCTTCTACGTGGTCGAGAAGGGAAAGACGCTTCTCTCCTGCCGGATCGACTGTCTCGCGAAGCCGCCGGATTCCGACCAGACCTACGTGACCGACCACAAGGTCTTGAATCCCTACGACTGGGAGAAGATTCCCCGCGGCTGGGACGGCTACCAGTTCCTCCGGGAGTCGCCGAAGCCCTGGCTTCACTCCTACCCGGCCCAGATCATGTCCTACATGTACGCGCACCCTGGATCGGCCGAGACGGGGCTCCTCCAACTCATCAACGCGCTCACGCTCCGGTCGAAGTTCGTCTATATCCCGTTCGACGTCGATTACATGCAGGAGATCCTCGACCGGGCCATCCGCATCAATGGGGACGTGGAGCAAGTGGAGCTTCACGGGATGCGGGCGCTACCGTTTCCGATCGACTGGGACGAGGCAGTCTGTGGGCGCTGCCCGCTTCTGTCGGTCTGCCTTCCCGACCAACTAGGCCGGACCCCGCTCGAACTGATCGACGACGACAGCTTCGTCGAGCTTCTCGAGGAGGACCGCGACCTGAACGCGAAGAAAGGCGCGATCGAGAAGCAGTATAAACTCGTCCACGATCGCGTGAAGCACATGGTCGGGGACAGGAAGCAGGTCGCCGCCGGCCACTTCGTAATCACCCAGAAGGAGATTCAGTACAAGGAGTACACCGTCGCCGCGCGCGTCCAGGTTCGCATGGACATCAAGGACCTAAACCCGAAGCACGTCGACGCCGACGTAGAAGAGAGCGCCTGAGATGAGTCTCGATGCGCTGACCAAGGACGAGCTACGGGCGTTGGTGGCCTACAACATGGGCCAAATCGAGATTGCGATGGCACCCTACAAGCGCTACGCCGGGGAGAATCTCATAGAAGGCGACTGGAAGCGCATACGGAAGCGGATCGTTGGGGCCGTCGAACGTATCGACCGCATCGTCGCGCTGGGGAAGGTGGCGTGAAGAAGCCTAACCCTCAGCATCGCGGCCTGATCGCTGGGAAGAACATCAAGATTTCCCCCGGCAAGATCATCCACAGGTGGCGATTCTGGCCGCAGCAGCTCGCCAGGAATGAAACGCGACCGATGGGGCCATGGAGGAACGCGCGCCGCGCGGAGTCGATACTGAGCAAGCTGGAGCAACTCCGCAACTGCGCCGACGCCCTAGCCAAGCGTACCCGCAAAAGGCGAGACGAGATCGTTGTCTTCTACCCGATGCGATACAAGATCGCCGTCATGCAGCGCCTACGGGAACGGATGCTGGACGGCTCGATCGCCAGCCACCGCGGGCTTGTCTGCTCTGCCACGAAGCGGCTGCGCGGCTACTGCGTGGCCTTCCTGATCGCCGACGTTGAGAAGCACCGGACGCCGGCAGACGCTTATCGCATCGTAGTCGAGAGAGGGGCCGCGCACTCAAGCCTCCGCCCAAGGGCCCTCTATGGCTCCAACGTCAAAGGTACAGGCGGAAAGGAGATCCACGAATGACCCGCCCGCCCAAGAAGAAGCGCGGGGTGCGCGTGAAGGTTTGCCGCGAGTTGACGATCTCGGGGAACGATTGTCGGATGCGATACGCAAAGCGGCCTGGTGTGATCTACGACTACGACATGCTGCACCGCGCGGGTCTGCGCCTCAAGCCCGGCGAAACCCGCACCGTGCGGCTGATCGTGGAGGAGGAGTGATGGAAGGTCAGTGCCTGTATTGCACGTACTTGGGGGTCAGCGGATCGGCTGCGGAGGATACTGTAAAGGTGTTCATGCCGCACGATCTAACGGTGGACGTTCACGTCTGCGCGAGGCACAAGGCCGAGAAGTCGATCGAGGATATTCGGGATGCCTTCCTTTCGCTGGCCGCGCACGCAAAGATGACCGCGACGGCCCCACCGGCTGACAATGTGAGATGGGCCGCATATCCATGCCAGTGCGCTCAACCGCAATCGAGCACTTCAATCTACACGTGTGCGAAGTGTGGCGGCAGGATGCGTCCGTGACTGCCTACAAAACACGCAAGGCTGGCGAGGTTGTCAAGATTGGTCGGTCCGGGACAATCTACAAGATGGCGTGTTGCGATTGCGGCCTAGTCCATACGATCAAGTTCAAGATAGAGGGTGGCGTCATCTCTTGGCAGGTGTGGCGCAACAACAGGGCGACAGCTGCGATGCGGAGGAAGCGCCCATGAGGCCGCGTGCGTTGGACTTGTTCTGCGGCGCTGGCGGTGCGGCGATGGGCCTCTACTGTGCAGGGTTTGACGTGACGGGCATCGACATCAAGCGGCAGCCAAGGTATCCGTTCCGGTTCATCCAGGGCGATGCCTTGAAGCCCCCGGTGAGGCTGGAGGACTTCGATCTGATTTGGGCGAGCCCGCCGTGCCAAGCGTACAGTCGCGCTACCGCGTGGACCGGTGACCGATCATCTCATCCAGACCTGATCGGAGCGGTTCAAGCCATGTTGCACGGTTCACACTACGTAATCGAAAATGTCCAAGAGGCGAGACGCCTGTTACGTAACCCATCAATGATCTGTGGCTCGATGGTCGGCCTTCCGGTGAGACGGCATCGTTATTTCGAGACATCGTTCGAGATGCCGCTTCTTGGCCACCCATGCTTCCATAGACGAACAGACCTTTCTCACGATCACGGAAGCAAACAAACAGAGGCACAATACCGCGATGGCATGAAATGCGACTGGATGACGGTCCATGAGGCACGCGAAGCCATCCCCCCCGCGTACGCCGAGCACATAGGCCGCTACGCACTCATGGCCCTGGAGGCCCCCACGCCATGACAGCACGCGATGCGATTGCATTGGCAGAAGCGTATGCGCTCGGCCGCGAGGATTTCATGGGCGATCAAGCCTATTATCCAGATCGGGACGACGTGCTTCTGGACCACCTGGATCGCATTCGTCTAGCCATCGAGGCGGAACTGGATGCGTGTGCCGCAGAGACCGCCGCGTTGAAGGAGGAGGTTCTGCGCGTGCGAGGCGAGCGCGACCTGTACAAGCAGGACTTGAACGCGATCTATCATGCGGCGGCACTACCTCAAGAAGAAAAGTCAGGAAGGGGCGTTCAAGCATGAGTGACAAGCACGTTATCGGAGAGTGCTCGATCTGCGGCGGGCCGGTCGAGCAGTACACGGTGCTTCACATCGTCGGCCCGTTCCCGCCGCCCGAATGCCGTAATTGTGGAGCCGTGATGGAGCATCCGCACGGACGAGTGATTCCTATGCGGCCGAAGCGCGAGGGTGGAATCAATACGAACTACACATCGCAAAGCGGGACCGGAAGGAAGCGGCCCCATGCCTAGCCCGCTCCCCTACACCCAGGCCGAGCGGGATTTCCTGCGGGCGCTGGCGAAGGCATGGGACAATAGCGCATTCGCGGAATTGAACAACGATGCACTCGACGACGCAGCCCGCGCCGTGCTGGCGGAGTCCGACCAGTACGCCGACCAGTTGCGCGACATTGCTGCCCTACGCGCCGCCCACGCTGCGCTGGAGGAACGGGTGCGGGAGGCATGCGACATGCTCCGAAAGGTCTACGACAGAAGCGCGTACAAGCCTGAGACGGCCATCTATCAAGTCATCGCGCTCCTCGAAGGCCGCACAGGAGAGGGGGCGGGGGCGTGAGGCTTCTTGTGTGCGGCTCCCGTAACTGGCGCGACTACGATTCGGTCAAGCGGCACCTTGCGCGGCTTGCCCCGGATGAGATCGTTCACGGATGCTGCGCGATCGGAGCCGATAGGATGGCCGACGATTGGGCGCGGGACCATAAGGTGCGCGTGATTCCGTGTCCCGCCGATTGGGACACCCACGGCAAGGCGGCTGGTCCACTTCGGAACAAGCAGATGCTGACCTATAAGCCGGAACTTGTGATCGCGTTCGGTCGTGGACGTGGCACGGATGGCATGGTTCGACTCGCAGAAGCCGCTGGAATCCCGGTCGAGCGAATCCCCGGCGGACCGTTCGAGCACGGACCCAAGCGAGAGGGGGCGTAGGGTGCTGTGGGCAATGCGACGATTCCTAGAGGACTATCGGAAGGCGGCTGACCCGCCGAACATCACTACGGCGACGCTCTCGGACACAAAGAACATCAATGCCGTGCGCTTCGGCCCGGTTCGCTTCTATCGGGTCGGGCGAATCGTGCACCCGGTCAAGCCCATAACGGTCCTCGGCCCCCGGCCATGACCCGCGCGTGGGTGCTGTGAACAGCGTTGCCGAGGCCGAATGGGAGGTCATCGCGCTGATGTACCGCCGCGCCTTCAAGGCGGCGCTGAAACAGGCCCGCGCCTCGATGGAAGCTGACGCGAAGCCGTCCGCTACGGTGTTCGAGCGGCACTCCCTTGGCATGGCCGTAGCGGTGGACATCACCTACCACGGGCGGGAGGAAGCATGCGACCTACTACCCTCGCAAACCTAGCGTGGTGGCTTCTCGTGGCGCTGCTTGTCTGCGAGGTAATCGTTTTCACTCGGGGTTGCCATGCCGCCACCTACGATCTGCGGTGGGACGTTCCCGCGACAGGCGACAGGGACTCATGCGGCGCGAGAGATGTTCCGCTGCATCAGCCCGTGACGACGCTCCACCGAGTGCGTAGCTGCGGCGGCTACGATACGACCTACTCGGTGCCGGCCATGCCAGGCGACTCGATGTGGATTCGACTCGTGCTGCCAGGCGGGCACGTCTATTGGGATGAGATTCGAGCGCGGAACGCCGTGGGCATGAGCTGCGGCTACCAGTCCTACATGTTCGCCGTCACGCCCGACACGGTCGCGCCTCCACCGCCGCCCCCTCCGCCTCCGCCACCGCCGGACACCACCGCACGCTGGATCGGGAAGTACTACCGCGGGCTGAGCCGTGGCGACCAGAACCGGGTCATGACGCGACTCGATTCGCTGATCGACTTCCATTGGGGCACCGGCTCTCCCTCGCCCGAGTGTCCGGTGGATTCCTTCTCGGTCGAGTGGGACGGCATCATCTGGATCCCGACGGCCGGCTCGTGGACGTTCTACGTGGAGCGCGAAGACGGCCACCAGCTCTACCTCGCCAACTGGCAGTACTCGAGCTCGGTCTACGGCCAGGGGCCGCTCGCCGAGTACTCGAAGACCGTGACGCTGCCGGCGGGCAACTGTCCGGTGCACCTGAACTTCGTCGCCTACAACGGCAATGCACAGGTGACGCTGCGTGTCTCGGGGCCCGGCGTCCCGAAGCAGGTGATCCCGCGAAGCTGGCTGCGGTGAAGTTGGCTCTGTCCACCTGTCGAGTGACTAGGCGGCGCGCGCCCACGAGGGCGTGTCACTGTATCTCGTGCGACTGGGAGAGAAGCAAAGATCGGGAGTATCATCGGGTCAAGCGATCAAAAGGAACCCCGGGCGCGGAACGAAGACGCCGGCAGCGAAGCTACCGGAGACGGAAATGGACGGAATCCGAGCGCGCCGCGTGGCTCGTGCGGCTGGAGGCATGGAAGGAGAAACAAGACCCGCTTGCCCTACTGATGTTCGATCAGTTGCGGCAGATGGTGCGGCGCGATCGCGCCGACGCGGCCACGGCGGACAGTGGCAAAGGAGGATGCTCCCCATGAAGAACGAGGTAACGCTGCCGGACGGCTCGGTTGTGAATCCGGTGACGGGGCAGCACTGGCGGAAGGGTCGAGTATGGATCTTCGCGCTCGTGCTCGTGGCCTTGCTGGGTCCGACGCTGGCATCAGCGAAGGGCCCCGTCGTCGACTCGCCCACGTACAAGGGCCCGGTCGTCGACGTCAAGGCGCCGAAGAAGTAACCGTGTTCGGCGGCCGGCAAACCGAAAGGGGGGAGCGGATGCCTTCTGGGGAGATCGCCACTGCGACCCGCCGGCCGCCATGCACTTCATCGAGATGATCGGCGGGCCCCAGGACGGGCTCGAGTTCTCGAT